GGTTGGACCGCAATCTAAACTCTACAAACACTGCCTTGCGTCCGTGAACGCATACGCCAAGAGCATTGGCACAGAGCATCTAGTTCAAACGCAACCATTCTTGTGGGTCAAACCTGACCCATTCACCGGAATGCGCAGCAAAGAGTCGTACGAAAAGTATGGCGGTTTTCTCCCGATCTTCGAAAAAGAGAACGTGTTCTCTGTGCTACCCAAGTTTGACCAAGTTGCTGTTATCGACGCAGACATCTATATCAAACCTAACTCACCAAACGTCTTTGACGAGATCTCAACTGAATGTCACTTCGGTGCGCAGTTTGAGCGCGAGTTGCCTGTCAACGAAAAGTACCGTGGGCAGATTATCAAGTATTCGCGCGAGCAACTGAACAACTCTGTTTGTAAGAAGTACGACTGGGACTTTGACCACCCGAATGGCGGCGAGTTCTTCAACTCAGGTATGATCGTCTACAACTCAGAACCTATGCTCGAGCGACTCAACGGTATGACGCCAAAACAGTTCATGGCGCGTCCTGATTTCCGTGACTTCATTGATGGCATTGGACCGTTTAGGTGGCAGACAGACCAGATAATGCTCAACTACTGGATGAAGAAAGACCAGTTGAATGTAGAGCATGTAGACTGGAAATACAATGCGCTGTTCTCCGCGCTCGAGAAAGGCAAGATTTCCGAAGCACACTTTATCCACTTTTTCATGCGTCACAAACTCCCACAAAACGGCGAGTGTATTCAGGAGTTAATGGACGCTATAGATAAAGTATGAAGCGACTAATATATCAAGTAGCAGTTGGAACTTCTTCCAAACTGTACGAACACTGCATTCAATCCGCGAAAGACTATGCTGACACCATCGGTGCGGAACATATCGTTCAACGTCAACCTAAACTACGCATTGTCCCTGACATATTCCGCACTCAGCGGGAAGGCAAGTGCGGTGGTTGGAAAGAACTTGGGTATCTCCCAATCTTTGAGAAAGAGAATGCCTTTGAGTTGTTCGACGAATACGGTCAGATATTGATTCTGGACGCCGACATCTACATTCGCCCAACTGCCTCCAATATCTTCGATGAACTCGGTGATGAATATGCCTTTGGTGGCGTTGCCGAAATGGACATGCCGATCAATATCCAGCACATGGCGAAGATAAAGCAGTACTCGCATATGCAATACCAATCAGTTGGAGCAGTTATGGACTCCGACCGATGGAAATACTCCACTGCCCTTGGGTTTGAGTTTTATAACATGGGGTTGATGCTAATAAACACCAAGCAAATGAAACCATATCTACGCGGTCAGTCTCCTCGAGAGTTCCTGATGCGTCCAGAGTTCCAAGATATGCTTGACGGCGTTGGTTATTATAAGTGGTCGACGGATCAAACCCTCCTGAACTACTGGTTGAGAAAAGACCGCATACCGCACAAGAACCTTGATTGGAAATATAACGGTCTTTATGGATCCCTAATTAATGGTAAGGTAGAAGAATGCGAGTTTGTTCACTTCTACTTGAAAGATAAATTACCAGACAACGGCGAAAACGTCGAAGCGTTGATGAGAGATATTGGCAATGTTTGACCCCAAAATGTTTATTCATATCCCGAAGTGCGCGGGTATGACAATCCGTCGTAGCGACGCACTTCGTGGCAAGATTATCCCTGCTGTTCCACAAACGCACAAGAACCCTGAGTACACTCAGGCGCTCGAAGCGCAGATGAAGAAGCAAGGTGATCACCACGGTCATGAGCATGCTCGCTGGCGCGACCTCAACTGGCAACACCAAGCATATGACTGCTTTGCTGTTGCCCGTAATCCGTGGGACAGAGTTGTTTCCCGATACTTCTTTGCCCGCAAGGTCAAGTTTGTAGAGAACAAGGCAGATGGTCAGGCGACAAACTGTGACTCTTTCGAGGAGTTTCTGGAAGAGCACCACATCTGGGGAGACGTGCCTTACAACTGGCACCGTGCCATCAAAGGTTGGTACCCTGCTGTTGACCACACGTGCGACGAGAAAGGTAATCTCAAGTGCGACATAATTCGATTCGAGAACCTCAACAAAGATCTCGAGAAATACTTTAACATCCCTCAGATGACTCAGGCGCGTAATGTGACCGGACTGAATGAGGGCACCTACATGGACCTGTATACCGAAAAAACTATCCAGATAGTCGCGGATTGGTACAAGGCAGATATCGACATGTGGGGTTACGACTTTGACACTGGCGCACAGCGCAATTATTGGAATGGAGGAATGAAGTAATGATGGGATCACCCAAGAATACCGACTCGCACAATATCATGAACCTGATTGAGAAGGGAAGCGTTGGTGCCGAAATCGGTGTATGGATGGGGAGTTCTTCTCGCCAATTCCTACAAAAAGACCCAAGCAAACTGTACCTTGTGGATCCATGGGCAGTTCGTGGATACGACGAAGCACTCGAGGCGAAGGACAAGACTTTCGATTACGACAAGTATCTTAACAACTACAGCAAGTTGGCAGGCAAACCAACAGCAGAAGCGTTTGATGTGTATTATGACGACGTGCATGCAAAGGTTGTGAAAGAGTTTGGTCACGACGGTCGCGTAGAAGTTTGTCGCATGACTGCCACTGAGTGGTTTGCCCAATTCGGTGAACCTTTCCTTGACTGGATCTATGTTGACGGCGATCACTCATACACTGGCGCATACACTGACCTTTGTAACGCATTGAAGGCAGTCAAGTCTGGCGGTCTGGTCATTGGAGATGACTATAAGTGGGGTCGACCTGGAGATAAGGGAGGCGTCAAGAAAGCAGCAAACCAGTGGGCAGAAGAGAACGGTCTCACTCTCGTGAAGTATGGACAAAACCAGTTCGTGGTTCATGTATGAGTAAGGGAAGCGGCGAGATAAGCAACGCGCACTACAACGCCAAGTTTGGTCGCACTATCTGCGAGATCCACCGAGAGATGTACGACATACTGTTCGAGGACTTGACCTCGGATAGACGCGAAGATGTTCTCAGTCGTTTAGAAGAAGCGTATGGCATGGCGAGGAAGATGGACACCAAACTACGCCAGTACAAGAACGATTATGACGACGCTTGGTGGGAACAAGAACGTGCCTCGGTCATTGAAGAAAAACTTCGCGTGCGAGAAGAAAGAGAAATGGGTAAATGACCACGTGTTCCCTGCACTACCTTTCGTGTAATCCCCAATCTGTCGAGCAGGCAAACGAGTCTGCTTCTTCTTTTCGCGCATATGGTTGGGAAGTTCAATATGTCGATGGGTACACTCCGGAAACATATGAGAACCACCCGACGCATTATCGTATTATGGAAGGCGGTCGACTCTCCGGTTTCGTGGATAAGAAACGAGAAACGAAACTTGCTTGCGTAATGAACCACGTGAGGTTTTGGGAACGGGTTGTTAGAGAAGACAGACCTCTCACGTTCCTCGAGCATGACGCCATCGCAGTTTCTTCTCCGCAAGACTGGCAGTTTGAAGAAGTGCTGGTCTTGAACGCAGAATATGCATTCGACTTCGGTGCACTCAAGGGCAAGTTTGGCGGTTGGAAGATACCAAAGACGACTGAGGTCGCACCACTGCCTGAAGACTACCCTTTGGTTTGCAAGGTGCAACATTCCCCGTATTTGGGTGCAAAGATGATCTGCGGCACTGCTGCATATGCCGTCACGCCTAAAGGTGCTCTTGCTTTATTGCGCGCAGCACGGAACAAAGGTCTTGAACAAAGTGACTATATAATCAACGATATGAATGTTGTTATTGAATATGTTTGTCCTTCTCCGGTGAAGTTCAACAGCAAGAATTTGAGTACGTCGCATGGTTAAGTCAAAAAGAACAAACGCCTATATAATACAGATGAGCGATAACAGTGCCTCCGCTGCAATGGGACACGATTGTCTGGTGAGTGCGACCACAGCGAGACTTAATGCCCAGCGGTTTGAGGCGACGCAACCAGACGACATTTACCGACACATACAAGAAGTGTTTGGTAGACAGATCGCTTGGAGTTGGCCGACAAGAAGTTCGGACGACGATTACTGCTTGTACACGGGTTTGTATAAAAAGACATACCCAGCAGAGAATCAAAACAGGGTAGTTGCTTGCGCATTAAGTCACTACCGTTTATGGAAATTATGTGTTGAGTTAGGCGAAGAGATCGTCGTACTTGAACACGATGCAAGATTCTTGCCAATGGCGTCATTAAAAGACACGTTGCAAGATACCAGTTGGGGTGCTGTCGGGTTAAATGACCCGAGAGGCAATACTCGCAAGGGACAGATGTTCCATGCAAAAGTCGCAGCGTGTGGGGACGGGATTAACCGAGTACCCATCATCGACGAACCGACAGAACTTCCCTTACCGATGGGACTCGCTGGCAATAGTGCGTACATCATAAGACCGCATTTTGCGAAGAAACTTCTTGAAGAAGTTGCTCGTATAGGAATGTGGCCAAATGATGCCGTTATGTGTCGCCAGTTGTTCCGTGATTTGAAAGTCGTGTACCCTTACTTGACGAAAGTGGAGAAGGGTGCGTCGACCACTACAGGATTGTCATAGCATGAAAGCATATGTGATCACCCTCTCCGATAAACCGGAGTCGGTTGAGGTTGCTGACCGTTGCATCAAGACAGGTGCTCGGTTTGGCACCGTCGTCGAGAAATGGAACGCATACAGTCCTCAAATGGAAGACTGGGAAGAAGTGCGAACTTCCCTGCAACACATACCGATCGACCGTTTCGTTGAGAAATATTCTCGGTTTGAGAACTGCCTCGCTGCTTTCTACTCACACTATTCTCTTTGGCAACATTGTGTCGACATCAAAGAGGATGTCCTTATCCTCGAGCACGACGCGGTCTTCAATAACTTCTTACCAGAAGTCTCCTTCTCTGGCGTTATGTCATTCGGGAAACCAAGTTACGGAAAATATGTGACGCCACCGACTATCGGTCGTAACAAACTTATTTCCAAGCAGTACCTTCCAGGCGCACATGCTTATGCAGTTACTCCTTACGCTGCCAAGAAGTTAGTGGATGCCGCTACAATGCACGCTGCGCCAACCGACTTGTATTTGTCCAACGCAAACTTCAACTTCATCGAAGAATATTACCCTTGGCCAATTAGCGCACAGGATACGTTCACGACAATCCAGAACGAAACTGGTTGTATGGCGAAGCACAACAACGGTCCAGGGTACAAAGTCATATGATGAACAAGTACATAATGACTGGTTGCGACGTTAACACCGAATGGCAACTCCCTTGGTTCATAGACAACTTCAATGAGCATTGTGAATCTGAGTTGGTGATCGCCGACTTCGGTATGTCTCCGGAGATGAAGCAGTACGCCAAAAAGAAATGCGACTATATGTTTGAGGTCGAAGGCATGGGTTGGTTCTCGAAGGTCGAGGCAATGTGCCGAATGAAAGAAAACTTCAACGGTGCCTTTTGCTGGTTAGACACAGACTGCCAGATACTACGCGACCCATCGTACATATTTCAGTACGTCGAACACAACAAACTAACGGTCGTCGTAGACCATCCATGGTCCGAGAACGGTTCTCCTTGGACACCCCAAGGCAATGTAGGTCCATGGTACAATACGGGCGTAGTGGCGTTCGAGGGGCGTCCTCGGGTACTTGATGACTGGTATGCGGAGATAAAATCCAATACTCATCGCGGAGACCAAGAAGCACTTTACACCCTGCTAAATAAAAGTGCAATGAACCGCGCCATGTTCATCTCAGAAGCACCGCACCGATTCAATGTGCTGAGGTTGGACAAAGCACAGAATAGAATGCCCGACCGACCAATCATCATGCACTGGACGGGACAGAAAGGTAACGAGGAAATACGGAAACAAATGTCATGACAAAGAAGGTACACATACTCGGCAACGGCGATATGTCTCAGATGATGCCAGAGTCAGTGCGATACAAGCGCGATGGCAAACTTATCGTCTGCAACCAACCTCCATTTGAAGTTGCTAATGTGTACGCCACTTGTATCGTCGACTTCAAGATGTGCTTTGCGTTACAAGAAGGTTCGATAAACCTTGACGGATATTACTGGGTGATGGGGACGCGTCCAAAATCATTCTGCGAAGCGCAAGCAAATTTCTCGCTAAAGCACGCAAGTCATATTCGAGAATTCTACACTACTGTTCCGAAATATGCTGGTAAGGGCGGTCAAGGTGCCACGAACTTCAACTGTGGACATTTGGCGACCCACTACGCCGCAACACGCCACGCGCCCGACGAAATACACATGTATGGGTTTGACTCTATCTTCGACCATAATATGCGTTCTTACACGGACACTGTATTATCGTCTGACCGAACAGGGGTCAACAACTATCGACTTCTCGATATATGGCGTCCTATCTGGACTGGTATCTTCAATGAATTTTCTGATACCAAATTCGTCCTGTATCACAAGCACCCCAATCCAAAACTACGCACTCCTAGCAACGTGGAATTTGTCACTTCTACCTAAGTTGTTGATTCCCTTCAACTTTATCACATTTGTCTTTGTTCCTCAAATATAGGATAATATCTGTATTGAATGAGGCAACAAATGCATATCAAAGAAAAACTGCTCGCCGCGCTCGGATTCCTGCCTTTCTTGGTGGTACTCATCCACGCTGGTTGTGGCGATCTGCAAAATACATTCGCCTCAACTCCCTGCACTGAGTGGGGAGAAAGGTTGGTCGCAAGACCCAGAACTTTCGTGGAAGATGGTGTCAAGGTGACATTAATGCAACCCGTCGTCGCCCCACATTGCTTGGAGAGATAATAGCATGAATACAATTTACAAGATAGACTCGAAGGGCAAAGTCCGAGAGTGGCGCATGGAAGTCGAAGGTGCACGATACCGCACTGTTGCTGGTATCCAAGGTGGGTCGCAAGTGATCTCCGGATGGAAGGAAGCGCACCCCAAGAACGTCGGGCGGTCTAACGCCACGACAGCAGAGGAGCAAGCACTTCTCGAGGTGGAAGCAAAGTACACCAAGAAACTGGATGGCGAGTACCACGAGACCCTCGAGTCCACGTCGGTTGCTAAGTTCTACAAACCTATGCTTGCCACCAAGTGGGAAGACCTCAAGGACAAGATTGATTATCCGGTCTACACCCAACCTAAACTCGACGGTGTCCGTTGTGTTATGAATGCCGACGGTATGTGGAGTCGCACTGGTAAGATAATCACCTCCTGCCCGCACATCATTGAGGAACTGGCACCTTTCTTTGCTGCCTATCCTGACTCTGTGCTGGACGGTGAGTTGTACAACCATGACCTGAAGGATGACTTCAACAAGATCATCAGTCTGGTGCGCAAGACCAAACCCACGGAAGCAGACACTGCTGAGGCAGCAGAGACCGTACAGTATCACCTCTATGATGCACCCACTGGCGGTGACACGTACATGGACCGATACTCGTTGATCAACACACTCGGTGGTAAGTCGGTCAAGGTTGTTGAGACTCTGGAAGCAAAGGACGAGTCTCAGGTCGACGAGCAGTTTGGTGAGTTTGTCGAGCAAGGTTACGAGGGTGGCATGATCCGCGTTAACGCGCCGTATGAACAGAAGCGTAGCAAGACTCTGATGAAGCGCAAGGACTTCGAGGATATGGAGTTTGAGATCGTCAGCATTGAGGAAGGACAAGGCAATTGGGCGGGATACGCCAAGCGCGTCGTGTTCAAACTCGAGGACGGTCGAGAGTGCGGGTCTGGTCTAGCAGGCAACCAAGAGTTCGCCCGAGAGTTGCTCGAGAGGCGCGACGAGTACGTCGGAGGACAGGTGACCGTCCAGTACTTCACCCGAACACCGGATGGGGTGCCTCGATTCCCTATCGCCAAGGCACTGTTCGCTAACGGAAGGGACGTGTAAGTTGTTGATTTCGTTCAAGTAATTCAATGTTGTCTTTGGTAGTGAAATATGAGATAATATCTGTATTGTGAATGAGGAGAGAGTTATGGGTTTAGCAACGATGGACAATTACCAGACCACCATAGGTCAGTTTACTGAAAAGTCTGTCGGCAAGACCCATGAATACTCTTTGGTCGAAGACAAAGACAAATTTCGGGAATGGGGCGGTGCGTGGCACATGTACACGCACAAACTGTGGACTTTGGACGGATACCGTTATGCTCTGATCAAGAAGACTGTTGCATATATCGTTGTCGACGAAGATGACGCCGGACTTCCGGTTATCGAGAAGTGGGATATCAAGCAACACAAAACATGGGGAGGTTCCTGAGTGGTCAAAGGGATCGCACTGTAAATGCGACACGAGAGTTTCGGTGGTTCGAATCCACCTCTCCCCACCATACAATAGGACCATAGCTCAATGGTAGAGCATCTGACTTTTAATCAGGTGGTTGAGAGTTCGAGTCTCTCTGGTCCTACCAAATTATTTTAAATGGAATTACATTATGAAAGATTACAAATTAGTTGAAGCATCTGTGAATGGCATGACTGCTTCTTATTACATCCACAAGGACGCTCGTCCTTGTCCCGCTGTCGCCAAGGAAATCTTGGAAGAGCAAGGCGCTGAGGGTATCTTGATCTCTGAGATCAATATCCGTATCGTTGACCAAGCGTTTTTAACTGAGTGATCAAATACTTGTTGATCTCTCATTCGAGTTGATGTATAATCTATATCTCTTTGGAGTGTTTATGAAAAAGAATCAAATACCAACGAAGGAATTCGTTCTGATGCAGATGAAGTCTGGCATTGTCAACTTCAAGTTCGAAAAGGCAGACGGACAACTTCGCGAAATGAATGCCACTCTGGCAGACTCGCAGATCGACCAGCGATTACAGAAGAACACATCTCCTAATCCAAGCACCAACTCTTCTGACCTTGTGGTCTGCTGGGACGTTGATCAAAAGGGATGGCGGTCGTTTAATCTACCAACCCTTAAAGAATACAACGGGAAAGTTCGCGATGTCTGATGATCAAATGGACCACCTTCTGACCCCTGCGCAGAAACGCGCAAGGAACAAGGCGAAGAAGCAAGAATCAATGCTGCAAGAGATGGGCGTTGCACCGCGCAAGGCAACCAAGGTGAAGCGCAAGCGTAAACCTATGTCGCCTGAGCAGAAAGCAGCAGCAGTCGAGAGACTCGCAGCAGCACGTGCCAAGAAGAATGCGGGTAAAGAACCAAACGCACACCCTCGACTTCTTGCATTAGAAGACGACCACCCTCTCTCATATCCAAACTCCAAGGAGAACTTGAAGATGTGGCGGGACAAGGTCAAAAGCACCCGTCATCAGAAAGACTCCAAAGATTCTGGCCAGAGGCAGGAGTTTCAAATTGCAGAAACTTATGTCAAGAACCTGAATATCTGGATAAAGGACGGTGTCTACTTGGACTCAAAATACGGTGCCAAGCGTGAGTCCACTATGGAGTATGCTTGTATCACTCCTGCCCGTCACCCAGACGGTACAATCAAACGAACACAAGGCGTGTATTATCGAGACTTGGACGCCATATGGACGCAAGAACTTGCGAAGGAATACGCATCGTGGAACTGTTGTCAGCATTTACCCTATCTTTGGGACTGGGGTTGAATAGCGATATACAAACAAGCGATTACTTCTCGACCCAAGGTCGGTTTGCTGGTCACGTAAAACTCGAACACGAACCATCCAACATCAACATCTGGGGTTCGTATTATGACAAGAACCACTATGCCGTGGGTCAACCGATCTTCAAATCAGGCACGTGGGCAGTCGGTGTTGGATACGACTTTGACTTGTCTGACGATCTGGAGTTCAACGTCGGAGTTGGTTGGGCGGGTTTCACCAACGCTAACGTCCAGCAGGTGCCGTCATATAGCATAGGGCAAGTAAACGAGAACTTCCCAGTGGGTAGAGCCATTGTTGGCGAAGCAGCATTCACCTATCTTACTGGTCGTCATGCAAAAGACAGTCGACCGATTCCAATCCCCTTAGAAGAATACGAGAACTACAAGCAGGACTATGGTTCTGGGTGGAAGATTCGACAGGACTTGTTCCTCCGGTTTGGTGTCACTTATGACATCTCTTCGCAGTGGGAACTCGGGGCACAGGCAAATATATTCAACCCAAAGACAAACATGTGGATTGCCAAGAGTGAGATCGCCCAAGACATTATTGACTATGGACTGTCTGCTCCAAACTTCAACCCTTGCCAATACGACGGTTGCGGTTTCTGGGTCGAGGATACCAAGTGGGGCATGAACAGTTTTGAAATCACAATAAACTATAGGTGGTGATATGAGCGATTTAATCGGTCTGGAACAACCTACCCTAAACGCTTTGATGACATACCTCACTCAGCGTCCATACAAAGAAGTTCACGCTCTTATCAAAGAGATCGAGACAACCGCCAAGGTTATCAAAGTGGACGAAGTAGAGGCAACTGAAGATGAGTGACGAACTAGAATTTATGACAAAGGCGAAGTTCAGCAAGATCGTCGAGCAAGTTGTCAAAGAAAAGAACATACCCTACATTGAAGCGGTTATCTACTGCTGCGAGCAACATAACATCGAGATAGAAGATTCTCGCAAGTACGTCTCCGTTGTGGTCAAGTCCAAGTTGGAAGCAGAAGCAATGGGTTTGAACTTCCTCGCGAGGTCTGCGGAACTGCCTTTTGAATAATCACTTCATCAGAGAATTCATGTTCGACGAAGAACAGCGCCAGTGTCTGTCTGACCTGTATGCTGAATACTCGCCTCGCCTCATTCGGGCGGGTGTTTATAATTCTAAAGAAGGTGCTTTTATTTCTGACACAAGACTGTGTACGCACGTTTCAGTAGATCATAAACATGTTCCAGATATTTCTCTGGAAATGCTCAACTACATCGCAGACCTTGACCCAGATTACCCCGAAGACCTTTGGTTCGCCCAGTATGAGTTTGTTCAGTATGAAGGCGCAGGGCAAACCTTCCTCCGGCATGCCGACGATAATCAAGAAGGAACGAGGCACAACCGATTGTACACATCAGTTACCATGATTGAGAAGTCGGAAGACCTCGTCGGTGGTAAACTACAAATTTGGACTCCGGATGGAAAAGACTATGTTGTTGATCTCCAACCGTTTGAGACCGTCATCTTCCCCGCATGGTTCGACCACGAAGCAACTCCTCTTGCCCAAGGCAAACGAGTTATTTTGATCAGTTGGGCGCAACGGGAAGGTAGGGTGTTGACATCTCGGTCGAGATGATGTATCCTATATACTGGTTGGACGCATACAGTCCAACAAACTTTAATACGATGTTATATTACAGCAATACAAGGAAAACACTATGGATTTATCCACGCTAAAGTCGAAGCGTTACGACATAAACAAACTGGTCTCCGCTGCTCAAGAAGCAGGTGGTGGTGAAAAGGGCGACCGCAAAGAAAACCTCGATCTGTGGAAACCAACTGTCGACAAGGCAGGTAATGGTTACGCAGTAATTCGATTCCTCCCTTCCGAAAGTGAAGTCCCATGGGTACGTTACTGGGATCACGGATTCAAAGGTTCAACTGGTAAGTGGTACATCGAGAAGTCTTTGACCTCACTCGGTCAACAAGACCCACTCGGCGAGTACAACACCAAGTTGTGGAACTCAGGTAACGAAGAAGATCGCGAAACTGTTCGCAAGCAGAAGCGTCGACTACACTATGTTGTCAACATTCTTGTTGTCTCTGATCCATCTGCCCCTGAGAACGAAGGCAAAGTCTTCATGTACCAGTTTGGTAAAAAGATCTTCGACAAGATCCAAGACCTTATGTCACCTCAGTTCCCTGGAGAAACTCCAGTAGATCCTTTCGATCTGTGGAACGGTGCTGACTTCCAGTTGAAGATCCGCAACGTAGAAGGTTATCGTAACTATGACCGTTCAGAGTTCAAAGCACCATC